CAACAGTTGTTATTAAAATATCTTTTGTCGAGGAAGGTGCAGTAAGTGTCAAAGCATTAGTAGCTCCACCGGCTACTGCATGAGGAAAAGTTGCATATAAACGACAACCACCAAGATCATCAACCGCTGCAAAACCAGCCCATTCCACACCTGTATGCCCAGAAATCAATCCTAAAGCTGTAGACCCATCTGCTGATTTAATAACAATTTTATCACCAGTAACAATACTCCCTAGCAAGTTTTCAACACCAAAACGCTTTCTGGCTGTATTTACAGCACTAGGCGTCAAGGAAGAACGAACATAGTGACCAGATGTTCGCCTTAATTCAATAAAGCCTGATTTTCCTGTGTAGACAGGCATTAAACATTCACCTCAGTAGGAGCACCATTGACTTGAAAATTAGCCGAAGCTGTAAAGATCTCACCTTGGGAACAAGTAATACCGATTGACGTAAATAGCACCTCGACTTCTATAAATTGCAATGTTCCTACATAATCTTTAAATCCAAGTTTTAATTTTGACATAGCAGGTTCACCAGCATTATTACCAGTCGTAGGTATAGGGGCCTGTGGGTCTGCTGTCCCTGGAACAGTTGATGTTGTCCGTTGTTTAAATATTTTATTGATTAATGTCGCTGCGTCTGATTCTCCAGAAGCATCGCTGTAATAAGCAATCTCACATGAACCAGAAATACTACGGACACCCTCTTTGAAAGTTCGATCTGTATCGCCTAAAAAGGTAGTGTCAATCGTTTCTTGACTAGCATTTAATGACCAACTTTTTACACGAGCCGAGGGTGTTGTCTCATTGTCTATGTAAAGTTCGCCGTCTTTTCCTGATGAGTACGCCAAAAGCTTGCACCTAAATCAATAGCGTTATTCTAAGTGCCATCCATGCAAGCAACAAAAGAAACCGAAACATTACTAAGACCTTTATATTTTGCACTACTTACTTGTGGAGGTTTTGCGTATCTCCAACGCAAACCAGTAGACGACTTATTCTCTTGAATATAATTTGTCAAATTGCTAGTAGTTGGCTCAATACCTTTTAAAACGTCAGTTCCATTAAAATCTAAATAATCCCAATCACTATTAATGTTTTCGTAATTACCAAGAATTTGAGCAGCCTGATCATCAGTAATATTTTTAAATTCAAGTTTCATTGTTGAGTCATATCTCTTATTTCCATAACGCAAAACAGTTTTTGCTCCATTTTGAGCTTGAAAGGTCGTCTGTGGATATTCACCAGGGCTATAACTCCTAGAAGTTGGCGTTATATCAGGAGGAAAACTTATTTGGGCCATTTAAGTAAAATCGCTTTCTGTCCAGTCTAAAACAGCTAACTTACCTGTGCTTGTTAAAGGTACAAAACTACCTGCGACCTCAATCAAACCATCTTCTCCATAACTCAAAGATTCAATTTTATAAATACGATCTGATGCGTTGCTTTGAGCTTTTGTAAATACACTTCCTCTTATACCTGCTGGACCTGTTGCTTTTGTTCCTGAAATAGAAATTGTGCCAGCCTGTGCTTCACCATTCCTAGCATCATCATTTGGATTCCAATAATAAATACTATCGCCGTTACTAATAGAAGTTTGGCTTTGAATTGTGCCGTCGGGTAAAACTATTCCGTTTGAGAAACGAGAAGTATGTGTTACTTCTGAATAAAGCCTGAAATAATCACCAGGACTTAGCCCTATTACTGATTGAGGAGCACATTGGAAAGTAATTCCATGATCCACCAATTGTCTTGTTCTTAATGCGTACTTTGCAAATTTAGCTGCATGAGTTTGAGACGTTAAATGATTTGATAGGTCAAAGGTTTCAACAGGATCTTGCTCTGAACCTCTTTGCCATGTGCTATTTGATTGAGTGTCATCAAGACGTAAAGAATACAATTTATTTTTCGCAAATCCATTCGTTTTTTCAACTCTATAAATAACATTAGCCCTAAATGTTTTTCGTTCTTCTGGACTAAGAAAACTGCATTTTAGATCCTTGATATTGCCGTCTGTAAATAACGCTTTGATCTTTAAATTTGTTCCTTGAGGTAATGCAAACGTCGCACCCCTAACCATTTGATAATTGTTTAAGTTATAAGGAACATTTGGCACTAATGAAAACTTTCCACCTTTAACAACAAAATCTAAAAATGATGTTGATGCTTGTTGGAAAATAAATTCACGTAGGTTTTGCGAATCAGTAATTACACCATCCCAATAGAATCCATTTGCGTGGCAGAACTTAGCTGCTGTTCTCATTTCTTCTTTATCAACTGCCTCTATCCCTATTAAGTTTCCGGCTCCTATCGTGCTATCTGTTAATAAGGCATAAACAATTTCAGGGAAAATATTTGATGAACCTTTCCCGTTACAGTCAACACCATTTAAAACAGCACTTGGTTTTAAAATACAATTGCTTGGTTTTGTAGGATCATCGCCAGAATCATTTATTAATCTTTCAACCTTAATTCCTTTCTTTATATACGCACTAAAAGAGCTAAAACTAGACCACTCTTTTGCACTATTAAGCCGTAACCCTGCAACTGCTAATTTGTCATATTGCATACCTCCTGTTTCTAACTGTTCGTTCACGTATACGACAACGTGTTCAGGATTATCTAAATGGCTTGATCTTTCACCGTCATACAAAACGAAATCAGCGACAGCATCATAAGGGTTTAAATTTCTTCCTATTTTATCCCCAACTTTTTCAGGCCATGCACCATTATTAACAAGACTTCCACTTTTATTGATGACACTTGTAACCCCTAAATGGAACCGTCTATTAGCATCGTTAGGCGTTGGCGAATTAATAAAAATAGTATCCCCTACTGAATAGCCTTGCCCTCCATTTTTAACCGTCCATACTGAGGAATAAATAGGAGCATTATTAAATACTTTGACTTCTAAAGTTAAACCTGTTGCACCTGCTGTGACGTTATCAGCGGTTGCAGTAGTTTCGGTTGGTGGTTGATAAACAAGGGCTGAATCTTCCTCCTTTGTGTATCTTCTAATGTAATAAAAATCGCCTGAATAGTGAGCACCAGGGCCATACCAAAAACCATCAGGTGCTTGAAATGCCCATTCAGTATTATTTTCAAAACTTGATTGTGTTGGTGGTTCTGTTAATCCTGATCGATAAATAACACGCTCATTATTCCAGTAGTAACTAATAGCACCTTTAAATTCACCATCAGAGTCAAATTCAATTTCTATGTAATAGGTATCATTCTCCCAATCATCTTCATATTGAGTTTCTTGTAAAACAAATTTCGTTGAATCAGGGATATTGCCAAACCTGTCATTGTGCATAGAGGTTACTGTTCCCCCTGTTGTTGCTACCCCGCCTGAATCACCTAAATAATATTCAGGGTTAGACATGTAATTAGCCGTTAATTCAACTAATCGACCCGGATAAACAACACTAATCGACTTACCGTTAATGCTTGCTGAAATTGTATGTAATACGGGAACATCTCTACTAGCAGCAGTATGTTGATGTATTAAATGAACTGTCTTACCTTCAAAATCTCTTTTTGCTAAATTACCAGGATAAGGAACAAGACGAAATTCAAGTTGATTAGGATAAAGATTTTTATGATTAATCCGAATGAAATTATAAATAGGTAGAGGGTTATTATTTTTTACTAGGAAAGGTTTACCCCCATCGATTGACTCCCATGTATTAACACCACCTGCAACTCTGGCAAATAACCTAAAGAAACTTAAACGGTGAATGTATTTGTTTATTTGTCCAAGTTGAATATTTCCGTTTTCTTGCTCATAGTCGTAAACCGTTCCAACCTCGGCGGCGTAATCA